CATGTGTCTAAGAATCTAAATATACCAGTTCTAATGCTAGATACAGAAATGTCAAAAGAGGACCACCTAAATAGGATGCTGGCAAACATTAGTGGAGTTGAAATAAATAAAATATCTACTGGAAAATTTGCAGAAAATGAATTAGAAAAAGAAAAAGTAAATAAGGCTGCAAAATCTCTAAAAAAGATACCATATCACTATATAAGTATCGCTGGGCAGCCATTTGAAAGCATACTTAGTATGATGAGAAAATGGATATACCAACATGTCGGATTTGATGAAAATGGAAAAACAAATGATTGTCTTATAGTCTATGACTATTTAAAATTAATGGGATCTGAAAGCATAACAAACGCTATGCAGGAATATCAAGTTCTTGGTTTCCAAATAACGAAACTGCACAATTTTTGCGTAAAGTATGATGTTCCGTGCTTAAGTTTTGTTCAATTAAACAGAGATGGCATAACAAAAGAATCTACTGATGTTGTATCTGGATCGGATAGATTGATATGGCTGTGTACAAGTTTTTCAATATTTAAATTGAAGTCTGATGAAGAAATAGCAGAAGATGGTATATCAAATGGCAACAGAAAGCTAGTTCCGGTTGTTGCTAGACATGGATCTGGATTAGATGATGGTGATTATATTAGCGTGAAAATGTTTGGGTCAATAGGAAAAATAGAAGAAAGTTTAACAAGAAACGAAATACATACTAGATCAACTAATTCTGAAAATGGATTTGAAATAGATGAAGACATTGAGTCAGCAACAGATATCTAAGCTATCAAAGATAGCTATGGAAAATCTGCCATTGTTATTTAATAAACTTAATATCGAGTACATAGAATACCCAAATAGATATTCTTTCCCATGCCCTGTTCATGGTGGGGATAATCAAGAAGGCTGTAGTATTTTTACTAGTGGTCATTCTAATACTGGTAATTGGCAGTGTTGGACAAAACATTGTGAAGAAGATTTTACAAAAAGTATATTTGGATTCATACGAGGAACACTGTCTCACAGAAGAAATAAGAAAATATCACTTAACGAAACAGAATCATTTTGTCTACATCTATTTAATATTGATGATGTAAGTAAAATTCAAGCCGATGAAGAAACACAAAACTTAGATTTTACTGAAATCTTCAATAAAAAACCAATGAAAATAACAACAAACATAAGTAGAGAACAAATAAAATCTAAATTAGAAATACCTTCAAAATATTTTTTAGGTCGTGGTTTTTCAAGTGAAATCCTGAATAGATTTGATGTTGGGACATGCTTGGAAAACAATAGACCAATGTACAATAGGTCAGTAGTTCCCGTATATGATGATAGCTTTAATTACATAGGATGTGTAGGTAGAGCTTCTAACGATAATATGAAGCCGAAATGGTTACACAGTAAAGGCTTTAAAAAGTGTGTGCTATATGGCTTAAATGTGGCTAAGTATAAGATACTAGAAACACAGTCTGCTATTTTGGTCGAAGGGCAAGGGGATGTATGGAGAATGCACGAAGCTGGATATACACAAACAGTTGGTATATTTGGTTCAAGTATAAATGAAGATCAACTTCTACTATTAGAAAATAGTGGAGCATTAAATCTTGTTATCTTAACAGATAGTGATGATGCTGGCGAAAAAGCGTTTCAACAAATAGTAAAAAAATGTGGAAGAAGATTTAACTATTACAGACCAAAAATAAGTAAAAAAGATGTGGGAGAAATGTCTGTAAAAGAAATACAAGAAGAATTATCATTACAACTAAAAGGAGTAATATAACTTATGAATAGTAGGATATTGGCATTCGCTGGCACTAAACAGGCTGGTAAAACAACGTCTTCAAATTTCTTGCATGGTTATCAGCTAAAAGCTAATGGTGTGATAAAGAATTTTGGAATAACAGAAAATGGTGAATTGGCTATTGAAAGTATAACAACAGATTCTAGCGGTAAAGAATCACTAAGTTCTGGTATACTAGATATCAATAGAAGCGATGAAGAGTTTGCCGAATGGGCAGCATACAATATGTGGCCATTCATAAAGAATTATTCATTTGCTTCACCACTAAAAGAATTTTGTGTTGCTATGTTTAATCTGCCTAGGAAAAATATTTTTGGTAATAATGCACTAAAAGACGAAAGTAGCCCATTGAGGTGGCAGGATATGCCTGGAGTGATAACGAATAAATCACAATCACTCAAGAAAGAAATAAAACAATTAATAGAAAATGGATCTCTGATATACCATAGGCAGGGAAATATGACATATAGAGAAGTTCTCCAGTTCTTTGGTACTAATATATGTAGAAAGATATATCCAAGAATATGGTATGATAGACTAATTAAAGATATCACATATGAAGAGCCATTAATAGCTATTGTTGATGATTGTAGATTTGTAAACGAAGTGAAATCGATACAAGACAATGGTGGAAAAGTTATTAGATTAACTAGAAATCCATTTAGTGATAGCCATAATAGTGAAAAAGAACTTGATTCTTATGAAGATTTTGATTGTATTATTGATAATGCTAATTTGACAATACACGAATCGAATTTACGGATCATAGAAACAATTGATTCTTGGGGATGGCTGAACAAAGAATTAGTTCAACCAAAAACGGAAAAAGAATTAATAAGTGGAATACACACAATAAAGAAATGAGATAAATATGGATTGTACATACATCAGAAGTTCTTCATATAACCAATATGAATATTGTCAAATGTCCTACTTTCTTACATATAATTTAGGATGGCAGCAAACATCTGGAAAAAAAGCACAACTAGGAACCATTGTTCATAAGGTTATGGAATGTTTAGCAAAATGCAAAAAAGAAATACAAGACAATCCAGATATTAACAAATTAGAAATAAAAGATGACTCTGTTGGTAAAATATGTTTTACTAAAAATTCTCTATATACCAAAACTTTTGTAGATAAACTATTAAAAAAATCCTATGAATTCTATACTAGTAATTGTGTTCATTCTTATTCTAATTCTGATGTAAACTTTTGCAAAGATCTAGTAAAGAAGGCTATTGAGTATAATAATGGACAGTTTGATCCAAGAAATAGAAAAATAGTAGAAGCTGAACCTCATTTTGACATACTGATAGAAGAAGATTGGGCTAAGTATAAATATTCACTACCAAACGGCAAAATTATTGAAGGTCAGCTGGCCATAAAGGGAACGATAGACCTAGTAACTGAAGTAGATGATGGTATAATAGAAGTAGTAGATTGGAAAACTGGTCGTAGGTTAAATTGGGCGACAGGAGAAGAAAAAACTTATGAAAAACTATGTGAAGATCCACAACTACTACTATATAACTATGCAATATCAAAACTGTTTCCAACCTATGAACAGGCCATAATGTCTATTTTTTTTATTAAGGATGGTGGTCCATTCAGTATATGTTTTGATTCTGATGATCAAACAAAATTCTTATCAATGCTTGAAAAAAGATTCAAGCAAATAAAACGTAACAATTTTCCACAGCCAATTTCAAAAGATAGGTCAAGTTTTAAATGCACAAAACTTTGTCACTTTTACAAGAATAATTGGGAAGGAACAAATAAAACAATGTGCAATTATGTTGAAGATCATATAACAGCTTTTGGATATGAAGATACTGTTGATAAATGTAAAAGAGATGGTTTTTCGATAAATTTTTATGAGGCTCCAGGTTAAAGGATATAAATGAACAATAAAACAGCATTAAACTGTAAAACGCACTATAGCCTATTAAGAGGATTCTCAAAGTGTGAAATATTAGCAAAGAAGTGTAGCGAATATGGTTACACTTCTTGTATTTTGTCTGATATAAAAACAATAGCTGGAGCTATTGACTTTCATAAAGCCTGTAAAAAACATGATATAAAGCCAATCATAGGTTGTGATTTTGAACAATATATGCTTGTAGCTAAGAATAAGAACGGCTGGCTTGATTTGATTAAGTACTTTTCAGATCAGAGTTTGACAAATCTAAAAACAGTATCTAAAAATGGAAACATTTTATGCCTAAGCCTAAATAACTCATTTAAAAAGCTGTTTCAAAAAAATTTTATTGAAATTGATTATCATAAATATGCTTCATACTATGTGGAAAAAGATGATGCCGTATTGCATAGGATACTATTGTGTTCTGGCATGAAAAAAACAATACCTCAAGTCAACAAGATGATTAAAAATAATGAAGAGTTTGATGATAAAATGTTTTTTATGTCTGACGAGTTTTATTTGAAAAAACAGCAAGATATTGATTTTGACATAGGTGAATTATGCGAGGATTACGAGATAACACATAAGCCAATATTGCCAGAATTTAAGTGCCCAGATAGTCTAAGTCAAGATGAGTATCTCACCCAATTATGTCGGATTGGGTG